ACTCCATCAGCTATTGTTGCTCGTGATAGTTCTGGTAACTTTATTGCTGGTACGATTACAGCAAACTTAACAGGAACAGCTACCTCTACAACTAATATACCAAATCTTACTGGTGATGTAACATCTATTGGTAATGCTACAAGTATTGCTGCAGGTGTTATTGTTAATGCTGATATAAATGCTAGTGCTGCTATTGCAGTTTCTAAATTAGCAGCATCAACGATTTCTGGTGTTTCATTAGGATCTAATTTAGGTACATTAACTTTGAATACATCTGGAAATGGTATTTCCGGTTCTACAACTTATAATGGAAGTAGTGGTACTACATTTACTGTTACCTCTAATGCTACTTCAGGAAATACTGTATCAACTATTGTTCAAAGAGATAGTTCTGGTAATTTTAGTGCTGGTATTATTACTGCATCAAGTTTTAGTGGTTCTGGTTCTTCACTAACGGGTATTGTAACTTCTCTTACTGCCGGATCTGGTATTTCACTTAATCAATCCACAGGTAATGTAACGATTACTGCAACTGGTGGTGGTGGTGGATCTTCTCAATTTGTAACTACGGCAGCAGGTATTCATACTTTAAGTAATGTTGGAATCGGAACCACAAATCCAACAAGTGCATTAACAGTTTCTGGTGATGCAAGAGTTACTGGTGTGGTGACTGCATCAAGCTTTGTAGGTAATCTTACAGGTACTGCAACATCAACGACAAATATACCAAATCTTACTGGTGATGTAACTTCTATTGGTAATGCTACAACTATTGCTGCAGGTGTTATTGTTAATGCTGATATAAATGCTAGTGCAGGGATTGTAGATACTAAATTAGCAACCATAAGTACTGCTAATAAAGTTAGTAATAGTGCTACCACCGCAACTAATGCAAATACTCCATCAGCTATTGTTGCTCGTGATAGTTCTGGTAACTTTATTGCTGGTACGATTACAGCAAACTTAACAGGAACAGCTACCTCTACAACTAATATACCAAATCTTACTGGTGATGTAACTTCTATTGGTAATGCTACAACTATTGCTGCAGGTGTTATTGTTAATGATGATATAAATGCTAGTGCTGCTATTGCAGTTTCTAAATTAGCAGCATCAACGATTTCTGGTGTTTCATTAGGATCTAACTTAGGTACATTAACTTTGAATACATCTGGAAATGGTATTTCCGGTTCTACAACTTATAATGGAAATAGTGGTGCTACATTTACTGTTACCTCTAATGCTAGTTCAGGAAATACTCCATCAACTCTTGTTCAAAGAGATAGTTCTGGTAACTTTATTGCTGGTACGATTACCGCCACATTTAGCGGAAATGTAACTGGTGATTTAACTGGTGCAGTTACATCTTCAGGTGCAAATGGTCAACTTGTCAGATTAGATGATCGTATTATTGAACCAAGTGCTCTAACTGCAGGAAGATTGCAGTTTGGATTTACTTCTTGGAACAATAACAATGGTTCTCCATATGCTGATTATTTACATTTAAGATCTTATACAGATGCTAGTGGTGGTAATGATAATTTAGTCATGTTCCGAAAGGATACCCTCGGAATGAGAATTTATCAGCAAAGTTTTGGATCTACAACTGCATATTCTTCAGTAGCTGAGGTTCTTCTTAGCACAAATTACACCTCGTACGCGCCATCTCTGACTGGCACCGGTGCTTCTGGTACCTGGGGGATTTCAATTTCTGGTAATGCTAATAGCGCATCTACTGCTGGATCTGCTACAGTGGCTTCTTCTATCACAGGCGGAATCGCCAACGGAGCTGATAATTATATCAATTTAAGAGTCATTCGTAATGCCAACGCATCCCCTCTAGATGGCATGTACATAGGTTATGGCAACGGAGGCAGCGGAAATACTCGCCTCTATGGCGGAGGAAGCACTGGCAATCACGCTTACGTTGATGCCGATGGTAACATCTACAGATCTAGCGGAGGATATCAATATGTGTACAATACTGGTACCTGGGGGATTTCAATTTCTGGTAATGCTAGTTCTGCAAGTAGTGCGCCTTTTGATGGATTAACATCTAAGGCAAGTGGCACTGGAACTTATACAACATCTGGAGACTTCAGAGCACCAATCTTCTACGATTCAAATAATACTGGGTATTATGTAGATCCTGCAAGTACTTCTAATCTTAATAAGTTTAGTGAGTTCACTATGGCTTATAATAGTATGAATCCGATGTCTGCTAACTCTCCTTATGCTGCTAGATATTCTGGTTCTATTGGCTATAGAAATGGAACTATGGGTAATGGAACTACGGATTTTAATGTGATGTTTTCTAACTGGGGATCTGGATTTATAGATTCATGGAGCAGTCCTGGAAATGCTCCTGGTGGGTCTTCTCATTATGTAGGATTACAAGGACTTCACTATAACCATGTAAATAACTCTCAAGGATATGGTTTCCAGATGGCTTGTGCAGGAGAATCTGATAACAGATTCTTTTGGAGAAGTGCGTGGCCTAATTTAAGAAGCTGGGTGGAGATGATTCATTCTGGTAACTACACCTCCTACGCGCCATCTCTGACTGGCAGCGGTGCTTCTGGTACATGGGGGATTTCAATTTCTGGTAATGCTAGTTCTGCAAGTAGTGCGCCTTTTGATGGATTAACATCTAAGGCAAATGGCACTGGAACTTATACAACATCTGGAGACTTTAGAGCTCCAATCTTCTACGACAGCAATAATACTGGATACTATACAGACCCAGCCAGCACTTCAAACTTAAATGTTGTTACAGCCAATGGAGGGATGTATGGGATATGGTGGGAACCGATAGGCGTAGGTGGCAACAGCGGTAACGGTAGTTATTCCTATCGTATTTTCCAAGAAGGTGGTGCATGGAGTCACCCATATCCTGATTTAAGAATCGCATACCATACAGGTATTAAATTTGGTGCAAATTCTAGTTATGAAGGTATGCGATTCTACACTGACGCCGACATGCCAACATTGGTATTCCAAGTTAATGGTCCATCCGGCTACCTGTTCAAGTATAATTGGATGTACACCAATAGTACTGGTTTCTATTCTGGTGATAATAATGCTCATTGGAATCCAAATGTAGAAAGTTCATATGGTTCATGGCGATTAGTTGGAACTAGAAATGGTTGGACTGGAATTTATTTTGGATCTGGTGGAGACCAAGTCAATCATTTAATGTTTGAGAGCAATAATGGAGGGTTCTACTCCCAAAACAGTGGAAGATGGTGGCTGTATTACAGTTATGGAAATGCTTCTTGGGGTGTTAATACTTCTACAACATCTTCATCTTATGCAATCTATTCTTCTGGAGCAATTTACTCCACAGGAAACATTGTTGCGTACTCAGATAGAAGAAGTAAAACTGACATTAAAGTAATTGATAATGCTTTAGACAAATTATTAAATCTTCGTGGTGTAACTTACAGAAAAATAGATATAAAAACAAACAAAGTAAATGAAAAAATTGAATCAGGTGTTATTGCTCAAGAAGTAAATGAGGTGTTTCCAGAAGTAGTGACTTATGCTGAAGATGTTGATGAGTATGGGGTATCCTATGGAAACTTTGCAGGACTCTTCATTGAGGCAATTAAAGAACAGACTACAATTATAAATAACTTGAAAAAAGAAATTGAAAATTTAAAATCTAAATTGGGAGAATAACATGGCATTGAGTAGAAATTTTGAAATTCCTGGTACTGGGGTAACTGTTGATGATGCATATCATGTGATTGTTAATGTTACTACTGAAAAAAGATTACAAGATGTGCCACCGCCACCTGATTCATCAACAAAAAGTGGTCTCACTGAAAATAAGAAAGGAGATCCTGTCTATTGGAAAAAGGGTTATACTGGTAGAATTACTTTAGAAGTTTATGCTTCTAAAGATGCCAGAGATAATGGAAAAAATCCAATTGGAGCTATTGGAGTTAACCCTACTGATGTTGTGCATCCAGACTTAAAAACAATATGCACCCCCGGAAAAGATTTTAAAGTTATTTTCTTTATTGATACAGATAGTTCTGATTCTATTTTAACACAAGCGTATAATCATTTAAAAACAACTGATTATTATAAAAATGCCGTAGAAGTATAATAAATAAAATAACAATTATGAAACCTAAAATGATTGATCACGAAACACATCTTAAGCAAATTCTTGAAAATCAAAAAACTCTTTCAAATGAGATTCAAGAACTTTCAAATGTTCTTACAATTAAAAAAGAACAATTTTTAAAATTGCAGGGAATTGTAGAATATCTTTCTGCAAATGGTATTAAAGCAGAAGCAAACGAACAAGTAGAACTTCCTGAAAAAGTAGAAAAATGATTTATACCTGACAACTCACAAGTTTGAAGAGAAAAGATTCTTCAGACATTAAAAATATTAAAGTTCAAGGTGTAATTGAATATCTTGAGCAAACTGGAGTTACTTTTCCAACTGAAGAAGAAATTGCTGCAGAAACGGCGGAGGTAGCATTGGAATGAAGAAAATGGTGAATGGGTATTAGAAACCTTCCCAACACCTGAAGGAGGAGAGGGAAACGATACTCTTTCTCTTTGATTACTTGGAGGAGTAACCCTCCTTTTTTTTATTCTAAATACTTAAAATTGCTTCCCATTTATGTCAACAAGGGAATGGAATAATCCCACCAGAGAACCCTGGAATGGGCCAATACATAAAATTTTAAAAGCAATCGATAATCATACCAAATTATATCTTAAGACTGGTGATAAATGGCACGAAAAAAAAGCACAAATACTTAGAGAATATGTTTTAGATCTTAAAAAATGGATTCATAAAGAAGAATTATAAAATTTTATATCCAGTATTCCAAAGATTTCCCTCTGCCTTTCTTCTACGAGCAAGTCCTACCTCAACATTACTACCAGGATTACGATAAAGATAAAGAGCATCGGGCACTAAGTTCCACTCTTTATTCTTTAATCTTCGTGTAATTGTAGCAAAATCCCCAGAACCAAAAAAGTCAGCCCCAAGATTGTAAGCAAAACTAAGAAGAGCACCGCGTTGTCCATCATTCATCTCACTCCAATAAGGTATTTTTGAGAGTTTAGGAATAAACTCAGTTTTAATTTGATTGATTAATAAATCATCTGCTGTTATTTGTGAAATTTTTTGACCAAGATAAAATGGATTTCCATTCATATCTCTGGTGCTTCCCCATCCAATCGTAATTGGAACTCCACCAGATAAAGGATCTGGATATGCCTCCAGATGACAACCTTCAAACTCTTTAATTAACTCTACTCCTTTAGCAGGTATATCATACTTGCTGTTAGAAGAAGTAGAGTTTTCTACTTTTTTACTTCAAAAATTCTCCCCCATCCATCACTTCCACCAGGACACCAACGATACTTAAGCACTTCTTTTGAATATCTTGCTCCTTTACCATTCATAACAGGTCCGGTATATCCATCATTCAAACTTCCATAAGGATCATTTACAACATAAGATTGACCGTCCTCAGATTTACCAATTACAACAAGCATATGCCCACCAGTAGGAGCAGACAAAGAGCCTCTATGAAGAATCCCAATAACAACAGGTCGTTCAGCAGCAATCTCACGATCCAAATCTGCGAAAGTAAGATTGTAACTAAACCGAGATTGAATACCATAAGAAGCTAATACCTTGGTTTGTACTTCGTGATCTGTTGTGTCTCCTATCTGAAATACTTTGGTTACATAGGCATCATCTCCTTGTGCTCCTTTGAGAGTTCCTGGTTTAAAATACTCAAGACACATTGCACAAGCAGATGAATTACAAGTGCGTTGTGCATCTCTATAATTGTCTGTTTGTGGAAAATAAGGAACATCAAGCACAGAAGATTTTGGTTTTTCTGGTTTTGTTCTATAGATTCTTACCCAGTTTGATGTATCATCAATCAAAGGTGAATCAATTAAATCTTTTTCAAGTTGTTCCACAGCAGCAACGTGCTTTGGATTTTTTTCATCATAATACTGAAAGAAATTATGTAAATCAATTTTCATTTTTTATCTCCATTAAAATAAGCAGTTTTTATAATGATTAGACAAATACTCACACAAAAAAATAATAAGATTTGTGTGTATGGCATATTTAGTATCTGAATTCGTTAATTTTATCGAGAACTTTATTTAAATACTTATGGGCAATTTTTTTAGGATCTGTGGTATATTGTGTGATTTGTTCTCGATATAAATCATCCTTACATTTTAATACCCAACTTTTGATTTCATCTTTCGTCAATTGATTTCGTGGCATAAAAAAAGAAAAGACTCCATTCTTATATAGAACAAAATTTTTTTATATAAGAAAAATGAGTTAGAGTTTCAAAATATTCCTGGAAGAATTTGTCCAGTCGTAATGTAAGTACCAATAGCAATTACAAAACCCAGCATTGCTAATCTTCCATTTAATTTCTCAGCACGTTCTGCATAAGTTTCTGTTTCGTGTTGTGTCATGTCTTTCTCCGTAATGTACATTTTAGGTTCGAGAGCAAATAGATTTTGTCTATTACCATCTTCTGTTGTTATAGTCATTTATTTAGTTTAGAACTTATTTAGTGTAACAAGGAGTAGAATTTCTGTCAACTCTCTGATGAGGATTTTGCGACAGAATTTTCGGTTATCCGACCCAGATAAGGATTATAGTTCATGTAATCTTTAATATCAATATTGGCACCATTTTGTTCCCAGAATTGAAAAAGAGCATTATAATTTGCTCTGTGAAATATATCAATATGTTCTGGATGAATCGAAGATCCAAGTTCTATTCTGTAAAGTAAAAGTGGAATACTATAAGTATTACCAGAATTATAAATTAAATCATCGGCAACAGGACGTGGTTTAACACCATTATCAAGTTTATATTTTTCCCCTTTAATATGAAATCTTATAAGTTTTTCTGCATGATGACGATTGATTAAATAGCAGGCTGTAGAAAAATCATTTACAAATCTTTTATGAAGTTTAACGTGAATATCTCCGGTACAAATAATCGCAATTTGAATTACATCCCAATCATAAGGGACATGAGCATAAAAATCATTCCAAGTAAAATTCCAAAATCTCACCAAATCTAAATTACAATCATCTTCCATAATCACCGCATATGAACTATCAGAAGTTTCATACCAATGCTTAATAGCCTTAAGATGAGAAGTAGTGCATCCAATCTCACTAGATGTCATCATCTCAGGATAACGTCCAGTAAGAATGTCACTCAAATCATCATCTCTACCATCATATGCAGAGATACGTGTATAATTTTGGATTTCCCAATACTTAAACTGATCTTCCATATATTGGCGTCTTTCTGGTTGATCATCTAAATTAAGGTAGTAAATGGGATCAAAGTTTTGGAGTTTGTGTGCAGATTTATTTTTATCCATTAAATAATTTCCCAATCACAACAATAAAGATCTTTTGTATCATGAAATGAATATGCGGAACCAAACCACATTTTTGGTGCTATTACCTTTTTATTTGGATTTTTTTGCAACCAAGCACCCCACCAACTCATAGAACTATTGGCAATAATAGCATGAGAACAAAGAGACATTAAACATAGATCTACATACGGAACTAATGCTCCATCATCATATTTGTCCTCTGGTTCAGAAAACATGAATCGATCTGGTTTAAAAAACTCTTGTTCTTTACACCATTCAATAGAATCCGAGAATACAAGAACTGGTATATTATCTGAAAAATATGCCAATGCCTTTTCGTAATATTCCAATGGTTGAACTGGATGTTGATCTTGAAGATTCACATAAGCCCATTTAAATCCACGTTTATCTGTCAGATTAGGATCTCCCCTACGAACATGTAAAAAAGCAACTTCTTGATCTCTAAATTGCTTCATGAATTCTTGACATGGTTCTAACCATTCTTTTTTGAAAGTGTAGTCTTCACGAACTTCATCCTTTACATGTTTAAAATATTTTTCTGTTTGAAAAAACCCAACCACATTTGCACTATCAGGACAATCATTGAATAATTCTTCATCAAAATGAAAATGAGATTCTTGTGCAGGAATCATGTTATAAGAAAACTTGACATGATCTACATTTTTCATTTCAAATGCATCAAACAATCCATAATTATCAATCTGGAATTCTGGATGGTGTGGTGGAATAGAGTATTCAAACCCCCTATTTCTAGCAATTCCTTTTACTGCGGCATGTTGGAACATTTGATTTCCCAAACGACCCATAGTACCAATATTATCAAATCCAATCATTTTTCATTTCCTCAAACACTTTAGCAATCCCATTATCTATTGTAGTCTTTGGTACCCACCACCCAGTAATATAAGTATTTGCTTCATTCCTTTTATCCATTTGAACACTATCTTTTTCTAAACCTGGTTTAATATTTACCTCTCTACCAATTAGTCTAAACTGATCCCGAATGATTTCAGCAATCTCTTTAATAGAAGTTGATCTAAATGATGTAATGTGAAGAGGATCTTCTGGTTTAAAATCAGTATAATTTTCCATTATGGTTTCTAATGCTTCACAACAATCTTCAGCATACAGAAATTGTCTTTCCTCTGTACCATCCGTCATCATCTCAAAATCACCTTTTTCAAATCCTTTTCGAATAAAATCAGTGATTACGTGTGCCTTTTCGTGATCATTTTCAATACCATAGACATTCCAGAATTTAACAGTCAATCCATTCAGTGCAGTGGTGTAAAGTTCACCAACTCTCTTCATCACACCATAAGGAGAGTAACTCATATTACTCATCTGAGAAGATGCGAATACAAATCTCTTATTATATTTTTCAAGAAGATCGAATGCATTTGCAATGATGCGAGTATTATTATTGATAAAATCAAAAGTATGTTGATACTTTTTGAGATACCTAGAACCACCTACATCAAATGCTAAAAAGAAAACAAAATCAGAATCCATAATCACACGATGAAGTTCTGGATTAGGAATAACGGTTAGATCTTGATGTTCTCCATTGACAACATCAAACTCATGAATCTTATGTCCCTTGTTACCCAAATATTTTGTCAAATAGGCACCGATCTGACCACCAGAACCCAATATCGCAATTTTCATTTTTAAATTTCCTAAATTAGATTAATCTTATTAATTAAAAAAATATAATATATTTTCTTCCAATCGCAATTAAACGAGTTTAGAAGGATAATAAGTGCTTGGACAATTGTTCAAATCTGGAACTCCTTGAAGACTACTTAAATTATATTTAACGTTATCAAAAAACGTATCAGATTGTGAAATATCCATTCCCATTTCTGTGATTTTAGTTGATGTTACTCCACTATTATGTCCATCTTGTTTAAAAATAGGCATATCCAAAGAATAAACATTATAGTATTTTTGTATTTCAGCATATCCATTATCCATGTGATCCATAAGTTGATAGCCACAATACTTAGATATGCGAGAGCAAACTTTGCGATATTCTTCAGAAAAATAGATTACAGCATGTCCAGACAACATATTATATACTTGGACTATTTTATCATTAATTTTTTTATAATGCAAAAATGGACCAGAAAAATTTAAATATCTTGCCCACTGAGATACTCCAATGAATAGAGCATCAGCATCATCAGGAACTTCAATTTCAAATTCATAATTACCAGTAAATAAACAGTCATCTTCCATTAACAAAAATGGAGTTTGAATTGAAGTATCAGACAAAACTTTATGTTGAGATCTGGCACACCCAACTTTGCCGTCATCACACTTAACTCCAGAAACTCTTGTCACAAAAGAAAAGTTAAGTCTATTGAGAGTATACTCAATGGATCTCCTTCTATCTTCTTTTTCATCAAGATTAATATAGTAAGTATTTAAATTTCTTAGGTTAATTTTCATATCAAATGTTACCATATTGATCTAATTCTCTTTTTTCTTGATTAAATGAGGTGTCAAAAGCATCCTTATTAACTGCAATCAGTTTTGGTTTCCAGGGGTAATTTGAATAATTAACCAGTTCTTCAGGAAACATATAACTTGGAGAAAGATCTTTTGGAGGATTCTCATTGAAATATTTGTTCAAATGACTTTCGTCATGCCACACTGCAACAATTCCATTCTCCTCATCTTTAGAAACTCTTTCAGAAATAGTCCTTGCCATTTCCAGAAACTTCTCAGATCTACCACCAGCAAATGCTGCAGCATAATACTTATTTCTATTATTATCAGGAACATAAGCAGTAGACTGCTTTCTTACTTCATAAGGATAGACAGACTTATCCTCGAGCACTTTGTATGGATGAATTACACCAACCAAATCTTCAAGAACTTCATCTCCAACCTTATCCACAAAATAAACATCAGCATCAAACAGGTAAGTATAATCAAACTGTTTAAGATACTCTCTCTCAGAATAAATGTAGTTGTACTTTTTCAATGCTGGTTCAGGCCAGATCTTATGTTCAATTTTACTAACTTTAATATTATCAGAAGTCTCTTCTAAATCATTATCAGTAAAAAGAAGACAACTAATATCATGATCTACCAAAAAATTATTTTCAATAGATTTAAGAAGTTTTTCAACAAATTGAATATACCTTCCAGTTGCAATTGTAATTACACAAATTTTCATTTTAATAACTCAATTATATGTCATTTGAATCCAACCATTTGGAATGAGATCTTTCGTATCATTACTCTTCATAAGATCTGGACCAAACCATGGTTTTGGAACTATTATATCATTCGTTCTATTCTTTTGCAACCAAGAACCCCACCAACTCAGAGAACTTGTTGCTGTAATGCCGCCATTACACAAACTCATTAAACAGAGATCAGTATAAGGAATAGTTGATGATCTAAATTCAGGATTACCATCTAACCATAACCAACACTTACCAGAAAATTTTTCATTATTTTCAGATAAATAAAACCTTTCATCTTTAAAAAATTCTTGATCTTTACACCAATCAATTTCATCACTACAGACAATTACAGAAACATTATCGTTGAATTTTTTTAAAGCAGGTGCATAATAATCATCAAAAGTTTTATTCTTACAAAGATGTTCAAATCCATGGGCATCACCTCTACGAATATGCAAGAAAATAACCTCACTAAACTGAGATACAAAATCTTTACAAGGTTCTAAAATTTCATCAATGAATTCAAAATCTTCACGAATTTCTTGTTCAATATGTTTGAAGTATTTTTCAGATTGAAAAAATCCATCAATATTTGTATTGTCTTCTACTTCATTAAAAAGTTTTTCATCAAATTCAAATGATTTTTCAATTTTATTTTTGATTTGCGGGTTTGAAGATGCAAGTGATTCAAAACTATATCTTTGTTGATCTCCAACATTTTTATTTAAAATTCCAATATTACTTTCCTTTAAATGAGGCATTTTAAAAGGAAATTGAATACAATAATCAGTTAATGATAAAATATCTTTATCAGGAATACACCAATCAAATCCACGATTTGCAGCAATACCACGAAGAGCAGCATATTGAAACATTTGATTTCCCAATCTTCCATTGCTTCCTAATCTGTCGTATGAAATCATAGTTTTAATTCTGATGGATCAAATTTATAATCAGAGTCTAAAAATACTCTGTTAGGATATGTAGGTTGATAAAAATTATCTCTCACAAGTGTCTGATTAAAATTCAATAGGTGTGAGATCCAACTATAAGAACTTTTAGACATAATTAAAAGATTCGCATTTGACATATGATAAATGTCATCTATTGGATGTTCATTTAATTTTAAAACAATCTCAAAGTTTTTATTTGATAATTCTAACAAATCTATAAAATCGTTTTTATTTCCTTGAGAATGAATATAAACGCACACATTTTTATTATATAATCTTTCCTTTAAAATATCAAAAATATTTTGAATATGACTAGAATCCTTATAAACAAAATATGTCTCCATTTCTGGATAAGTTGGGACATCGCAAGAATTAAGTGCTCTTAAATGAAGACTAATATTGAAAGCATTTTTATCAAAATAAATTTGATTAGAATAGATAAGATTTTTTTTTATTTCTTTCAAATAATCATTTTGATACATTTCATCAATCAATGGAAATCCATTTTTGATTATAAAATTCTTATCAACTTCCACACAAATATTTTCTTTACAGTCTTCATTCTCGCCAATAAAGTCTAATAGATCTTGATATTTACCACTAAAGTCATATTCAACATCAAACTTTTGTGACTTATTTAAATTGAAAAATTTAGTAAAATCTTCACTCCATCTTTCTTTGGGAACACTATTATACTGATAATGTGATATGTTTATAAATGGATCAGCAAAAAAATCTACTTCAAGTTTTTTACAAATTCCATAAAGAACTAGATTCCATTGAGCAACAGAGCCTATTCCTTCCTTTCCAAATCCATTAACATTAGTTTTTAAAAAAATAGACATAATTAAAAATTCAAATATTTACGAATTTCGTGCAAGTTAGCATCACACTGAATATAATCTTTAGGAATACTTCGCAAAGTTTTTAAAAATTCTTCAGAAATAAGTTCTGGTTTAACATATTTATCCATCATTTTACTATTCCCCAATAATCAACAACTTTTTTATCAACATAATTTAAATCACCGAATAATTTATCGGGATGCATAATCACCACCACATCCGAGTTATCAATACATTCCTGAGGATTTGAGAACTCATTAATGTTCATATCAAGATTAGAATATGTTTCAAAAATAGAATCATAACCATTTACTTCAATTTCAAGATCTAAAAGATCTCTTATTAATCTTGCAGATGGAGATCCAATCACAACAGGAGAGTTTGGTTTAAATGAAATTCCAAGAACTCCAACTTTTTGATAAGATTTAAGCTTACTCAAAATACTCCCATAAACCATTTCATTTACTTCTTCTGCAAAAATCAAGTTTTTTGCAGTTTTTTTTCTATCCTTTGCAAATTTTATAAATGCAGAAGTATCTCTTGGAAAACAAGTTCCACCATAAGGAGTTCCATACCCAAAAAAGTAAGGAGAAATTCTTTTATCTAATCCAATTGTTTGAGTAATATTATGAATATTTACATTATTCATTCCTTCGCAAAGTTGTCCTAAAAAATTTGCAAAAGTAATCTTATTTACGATATAAGCATTTAATGCAACCTTAGCAACTTCTGCTTCCTCTAAAGTTAAAATTTTTCTTGGTGGATCATTATCATGAAATTTATACCAAATTGATTGAGTCATTATGGTGTCTTCAATATTGTTTGCACCAACTAAAAAGAATTCTGGATTTTTAAAATCTTTTATCACACTACCAAGTTTGACAAAATCGGGAACATAAGAAAACCCAAACCCCTCACCATGAATTCTTTTAGAAATCTTTTCAACGTGTTTAATTAAGTTTTTAATGGTTCCTGGAAGAACCGTTGAAGAAAGAACAATAAGATGATAATCTTTAGTACTTTTTCTCAAGTTCATCGCAAGATCTGTGAGTGCAGATTCAACAAACTCAGATGAATAACCATTGTCACCAAGTTGAGTATTAACTAAAATAATAGTCGCATCAGTTTCATCAACCGCTCTTTGATAAGAATCAGTAAATCCAATAAAATTTACATGAGGAAAAATATCAGATAATCCTGGTTCATAAAAAGGAACTTCTTTATTATTAAGTTTATCTAAAATAAACTCATTTTTATCAACACCAAGAACTTTATTTCCGGATTTTGCAAGACAACATGCAAGAGGTAATCCTAACTTTCCCAATCCAACAAAACTAATTTTCATTTCGATATAATCCTCACTAATTTATTTTTCCAGTAAATATCATATTGCTCATCTTTTGCAATAACAAATTCAGTGTCCAATCCAACATTTTCTTTTACCCAATCTGCATAAGGTTTCAGTGCATCAAAATTTTCTTCATTTCTAAATCTAACATGAAGAATTAAAGTTTTTCTTGGAATATTTACCTCACATCTCCATTTTTCAATTATAGATCCTACAGTATGTGAAATTGGAGCAACAATCCACCAACCAATTGCTTTTTTTACCTCTGGCCCATTATAATAATCAACTCCACGACCAATTATATCATAAAGAACATAATATTGTCTACCATTGTTTTCAACTTTCTTCATCTTTCCCCTATCACCACACCTATAACGAAAGATAGGAGTTTGATGGTTATTGAAGTCTGTAACTACAATATATCCCTCTTCATAGTCTTTTACCGGATTTCCATCATCATCAAGAATTTCAACAATTCCTTGTTCCATTATTACACGAAGATTTCCATATCCATCAGTTGAGGCAACAGTTGGGAGTTCAGCAAGACCATATTGTTCGTGGAATTCTTTGACGAAAGGAATCAATCTTTCCTTGTGTCCATATGAACTTTCACTACACCAATGAATTTTAATATCTTTAAGAACGTCAGCATGTCCCGCATCAATAATCATTTCACACAATTGACGAATAGATCCTCCTGATCCATGAATAAGAAATGGTTTATGTTTAACTACCCAATCAACATGCTTTTGAGAAAGTGTTTTATAATTCATTGCTTTCACATTTCTCAGACTATCATAAAATGGATAATTTGGTTCTCCAGAAATTAATCTAAAAACCCATTCATTTTTTCTACCCATTCGCATCCAACTACGAGTAAAAATAGCATCCTTTCTATACCAGGAAGAAGAAGGAACCCAAATTACTCTTGGTTGTCCTGTAGATCCAGATGTTTCGTGCTGTCTCATTTCCTCATTAGGAAAATTAGGACTATCTGGGAGATCTGATTTAGTCATTACTGGAAGACTATAAAAATCATTCCAAGTTTGAATATCAATTCCAAACTTTGATGATGTTTCTTTAAGTCGTTCAAATTGAAAATTCTTTAATTCACCAATAGTTTTATTTTCCATCTCAATAAAGAAATTGAGGTATGAAATTTGATTAAAGGTAAACCTATCAAAAATTTTATACAGTAATTTTTTCATATAATTGGAAAATCTAAACACTTTTGAATGATGTAATCAACTTCATCATTTGTTATTTTATTATGTATAGGAAGTAAAATAATACTATCCGAAACTTGAGTTGCATTTGGAAGACCTGATTTTTTCCAAAGTTCTTGTTGATGTACCGCAGTCCAACATTTTACCACAATTCCATTAGAAAACAAATATTCTACCATTTTATTTCTAATTTGCGAATCAACCATAATTCCATAAAAGAAATAATTTGATCGACAATAATTCGGAATTACTTGAACCTTAAATTTTGTAGATAATTCTTCTGTATATTTTCTAGCAATTTGATTCCTTCTTTCTACATATGAATCAAGTTTCTTTAGTTGTTCTCGTAAAATTGCAGCTTCAATGTCACACATTCTAAAGTTAAGTCCAAATCGATTGTGAATATATTCATAAGACTTTTTATTTGAAGAGTAACCATGATTTACAATTGATCTACAAATTTCTGCAAGTTGATCATTGTTAGTGGTGATTAGTCCACCCTCACCTGATGTAATAATCTTTGATCTTTGAAAACTAAAACAATGAAGATCAACTTGAGTTCCAATTTGTTGATCTTTATAAGTTGAACCTAAACTCTCAGCACTATCCGCAATTAGGTAAACTCCAAGTTTTTTAAATTCATCATAATTACAAGGAACTCCACCAACATCAACAAGCATTACAACATTAACATCCTTAGGAACATCTTCTGCACGAATGTTCCAATTATCTAAATCACAATCAACAAGTTCAACATCATCCAATACAAACTTTGCAGCATTTGCAGATGCAATAAAAGTAAAAGATGGAACTGCTATTTTTTTAATTTCAGAATAAACTTCTTTGAGTGCAAGAAGTGAAGTCATTAATGCAGTAGTGCAATTAGAAACTAGAATTGCATGTTTACAACCAAGTCTTTGTTGAAATTGTTTTTCTAAAAGTTCAAGATTTTCTCCTTTTACACCAATCCCTTGAGAAAGAGATTTGAGTGCGGCATTAATTTCTTCTGAACCAATATCCACATCGTCCCAGTTAATTAATTTCATACTTTTCGCAAAACTCATTAATAAGAATTACTGAGGTATAATATGCAACTTTTGATCTTGCATCTACACCATCAAAATCAAGAAGAAATGGAACAAGACTTGCAAAATGCATTACTTCATTCCACTCTGTTTTTCTCATTACATCTGCAGGATCTTCTAGGGAATGATCATAAAGAACTTGTGGAAGCGATTTTTTAAGATTTTCACAAAGTTTGAATACATCATTATCAAATAATTTAAAGTTACTTCCATCAAATTCAAATTGACGAGAAGCAATCATTTCATATTTTCCATTTACAGAGTGCCAAAACTTTCCATAGTCATAATAATAATCACAATAATCATAACCACGGGGATCAATCATAATGAATTTATCATTTACACGATCAATCAAAACATTGGAGAAATGGAGATCAGAATGACTCCAACGACCAACAAATTCTGGTTGGACTGTTTGAAGAAATTTTTGTGTTTTAAATTTTTCCGCAAGCACTGAGATGTTTTTATATTCATTATCATTTACAATAACGGTTTGTTGTTGAATAAGATTTTTAAAAAAATCAGATTTTTTGGACAGTTCTTCAAGACGATTACTTAAGCGAGTAAAGTGCATTATATTAAAGTAATCTTCAGGTGTTGGGAGAATTTGATACTGATATAGTCTACGAGAAAGTTTTGTAATTTTATTTGCCCAATAGAGTACTTCCTTTTCATCAATTTCTCCAGAAAGAATTAATCTACGAAGAGTTGGAAGATCATAATGTTCCATCTCATAAAATGCTTTATTACCATCTATTCCATAAAAAATAATACGAGGAAAGTAATCTTTGAATTCTTCAGGAATATTTTCAATGAACTCATATTCATCTACAAGCTTCATCATCCGTTCGTCAGAAGCTTCTTTATGAACCCTGCTGACCAAGATAACCTTTGTTTTTCCACCACTTTCTTGTTTTAAATAATCAGAATTATTCATTGAAAAAATCCTCACTATTAATTGCTTTATCGTCTATGTAGTAATCTGCTGCATATTTAACTCCGGTTCTTAATTCTTGAAACTTGACACCCCACCCTGTTAATTGATCATAAGTTTCAACATACCAATTTCTTTTAGTCCAAAAACCCCTTGCAGTTTCAATTATAACATAATTACCTTCTTCAGACAGCATATTAACTTTTTTAATTCTATTTGGAAAAGGAAGTGCTTGAAGATAATTCCAAGAACCATCTTCATTCTTTTTCGTGTCACAAAGAGTATTGTCCAAATCAATTACATACCTTTTCATTTGTTTTTAATTTGCTCCAAAATCCAATTATAAGTTTTGCGAATACCTTCTTCAAGGGTCTGAGAATAATCCCAACCCAATTCTTTACGAATTAAATCGTTATTAGAGTTACGTCCACGAACACCGAGAGGAGCATCTAGAATATATTCTTTATCGACAAATTTACTAGCAACCTTTGCAGCAGTCTCTACTAGTTGATTGATAGTTACCATTTCTTCTGAACCAATATTTACTGATCCAATAAAATCAGAATCCATTAATCTACGAGTTGCTTCAATACACTCATCAATGTAAAGGAAAGAACGAGTTTGTTTTCCGTCACCCCATACCTCAATAGTACCACCACTTTCTGGAAGTTCTGCTACCTTACGGCAGATTGCTGCGGGTGCTTTTTCTCTTCCACCTTCCCAGGTTCCTTCTGGCCCGAATATATTATGATATCGAGCAACACGTACAGGAATATCATAGTTGCGATGATAAGCAAAGTAGAGACGTTCCGAGAACAGTTTTTCCCAACCATACTCAGAGTCTGGATTAGCTGGATATGCGGATTCTTCACGGCAATCTGGATTATCAGGATCAAGTTGATTATGTTCTGGATACATACATGCAGATCCAGAATAAAAAATCTTGGTAATATTTAGATCTTTGAAGTCATTAAACTGACGTACAGATTCAAGTACATTTAAATTGATGGTACAAGAATTATGCATGATGTCTGCGTCATTCTCACCAGTAAATACAAATCCTGCACCACCCATATCAGCAGCAAACTGATAGATTTCATCAAATGGTTGTAAGTATTGAGAAGGGACAAAATGATAAAAGTTTCCCAGATATCCCTTAAATCGAATCACTCTTTCGACAAAGTTTAGATCACGAAGATCTCCCTGAATGAATTCATTTGCTTCTGTTTTTGAAAACTCCGGTTCTTTTAGATCTACACCACGAACCCAATAACCTTCGGATCGTAGTCTTTTTACCATATGGCTTCCAATAAATCCACCGGCACCCAAAACAAGTGCTGTTTTCTTATATTCACTCATAAAAATTATTTTGTGTTTGTAATATTTATCTGTATTTTATTCAACATAATCATCTTTTCTTACATAACAAGGAACTCCTTCAGGATCTAACCATTTAGCATATTCAATGTCTTCCATAGCAGTACAGCACTGCATTCCATTATCAAACAAATAAATATCATTCCATCGTTTCGTGTAATAATCTTGTTTTTGTAATCTATAATCTGGAAGACCATTCAATTCAATGATACCTTTTTCTACAAATCGGTATCCCTCACGCTCAAGAAGAACTTTTGTCATACAACCCCCACAGTCTCAAGATCTTGTAAGATACACTCAATCAGAATATCATAATTATCAAGAGGATCGTCAGAAAATACTACTCCCTCATTTCGATAATAACGATTTAATTTTTTATAAAGTTTTGGATTTTTTACATCTAAATAAATTTCACCTTTTGCAGCAGAACGAAGAGTGTCGATATTCTTTTTAAATTTTGAAACTAAAGACATTAGCTTGATTGATTACTCTATAAGTATAATACAAAAAAATTTCAAAGTCAACTGCTTTTTTTGTCGTCTCTAAGATCTTTTAATAAGGGATCTTTTTTAGTCTGCACAATTTCACAAGATCTTTTATAAAAAAAATTGTTAGTATTATTTGAAGATTCAAGAGTTTTCTTTATCTTTACCCAATTATCATAGTCGTGAGAATTCATAACTTTTTAATAAAGATTAATAATATATTATATTTTTATTGTTTTTAAGATTATGAGGATTTCATAACATCTCATCGAACCTCAAATTCCAATCTACGAACTTTGCGATTTCGTCTCTCCTCTTGAAAAACGAGATCTTCTGGTTTCAGAACATTTGTTTTTGGTGTTTGTTTGATTACGTTGAGCATAACCACTTGTTTCAAATCAACCGCAGAAATTTTATCTCCTGTAATTGTTGCCATATTTGGACATCCACAGCTTACAGTTCTTGTCGAATTTCCTGTAAGTTCTTTGTTACAGAATTTACATCTAATTAATATCATTGTTCATACTCCATTTATTGTAAATGAGATTTTAATTGCCAGACAAATTTTCCATGAGATTCCATTAAGTCTTGAACTAAATTAGCAGTTGCATATTGCTTTTGTTCTTCAGATTCTTCTGAAATTTCTTTCATCAATTCACAAAACTTAATATTATCATTAAGAAGTTCTTGAAGCATTTCAGTTGCTCCTGTTGAACTTGGTGACTCTTGTATTTGAGTAACTTCAAGCATTCTTGAAAGAGAACTTAAAGGTTTAATATTTAAGTATCTCATATGTTCTGAAATTCTGTCAATTTCTTCAAACATAGTATTATACTCCTCACCAAATAATTGATGAAGTTGAGTAAAATCACTTCCAACTACATTCCAATGATATGCCCAAGTTTTATGAAATAAAACAAAAAGTGACGATTGAGAATCACTTAAAAGTTTATATAGTCGTTCCATTATACTTTTTTGATTATTTATACAAGCGGATGACCCGATTCGAACGGGCGGCGAGCTGGTTGGAAACCAGCCATTCTACCACTGAATTACATCCGCACTTATGATTATAGGATTTTTGTTTGTGAAAGTCAAGAGCCCTATATCGGAATTGAACCAATCTCTGCAGTTTACAAAACTGCTGCATCACCACAATGCTTATAGGGTAAAAAAATAGAAGGCATTACACCTTCTTGTAAGTTTTGGGTAAAAAGGAAACTTATAACCCCTTTCACTCTTTTAAAGTCAAACCAATACTGATTGACGAGTGAATGCAACGATTTTGTTTGCGTTTGTTTGTTTGTTGCGTCAACAATTAGAATCTTGATGAACTGTCGATTCCAGAGCAGACCCAAGTAATGGATCTGGAGAGATTCGAACTCTCGTGCAACTCATCAGACTTTCCAATCTCTTCAACTCTTTATATAGTAGCAAATATTTTTTATAATGTCAAACGGAGAATAATAGAATCGAACTATCAGACTTTCACCTGGCATCGTTTTCAAGACGATTTACCGACCATCGGTGCTATTCTCCTCATATGTCTCTAAGTCGGGCATAAAGGATTTGAACCTTTGACCTTCCCGCCCCAAACGGGACGCGCTACCAAACTGCGCTAATGCCCGAACAGCTCAGGCTGGATTCGAACCAGAGACTTACCACTTGTAAGGAGTTCGCAGTGACAGTTAGCACAAAGCATATCGCATTTGTCCAGTTCTGCCTTGATTTTTTCCCAACTCCAAAGACGTATCTTATTCCAAGATCCTTCCTTAAGCAGGCACGGCTGGGGTCGAACCAGCAATCGGCAACTTAGAAGGTTGATGCATTATCCATTATGCTACGTGCCCATAAACTCAGTATATCACTCTTTAGGGCATGAGTCTACCCAAGGAGCACAGATTCTCATTTCACCTCCAAGTGCCTTACATTCATCAGTATAACACACAGAAGTATCTACTGGTTTTTCGAAATATCTGGGTTGATATTTTTTATCATCATCAGAAATAATTCGATTATACTCTGGTGTTATATCATCGATTGCTCTATTCACATCTCTATCAATTCTTCTTTTCAATTTCTCATCATCTTGTATAATAAACTCATTCAATATAGTTTGTGGAAAATATTTTCTTTGAATTTCATCCAGTATATCCCAAAGATTATTTTGAGATATGCCGGTGCATTGAGAAAGTGTTGCAGTTATAACTGATAATGTTACTGCAATTATTGCATATTTTATATCTGGTTTCTTTTTGCCAAAATTGAAATTAAACACTCTTCTTTTAATGCTTACTCATCCCAGTCCTTAGGGGTGGTTCTAACCTTGGTGCCTCCCTGCCTCTGATCTGCATATCCTGAACCATATTTCCAAAAAAAAGGTTTTTTCTTTCTGATTGGTTTTTTTGGTGGTAATGGTTCCTGATTTACTTCTGTAATAATACTTTGCTTCCACTCTTCACTCATATTTGCCATAATCGCAAGAGCATTTTCATTAGTATCTGCATATCCTTCATTAAGTAAATACTCAAGGACTACATTAAAGATATCAAGTTCTTCTCCCATTCTCATACGTTCTGCATATGCCATCTGAGATATTTGACGATTTGCGTATTTTTCACCTGTTGCAACAGAGAGTGGTTTGATGCCTTTTTTTCTTTCTGCAGCAAGAGCTCTCCTTCTTTCAGGATCTTCACCTCTTACTGCTTCATTAAGACAAATATCATACATTTCATCCCAAGTGTATGAAGAAAGATCATAACCTTCTTTGACTAGAGAATTTACAATAAACTCAAATTCTTCCGTACTAAGTGCTGCTGCTCTTCTTCTTGCTCTATTACCACTTCCTCTCGGATCATTAGCACCATACTTACTATAACCTGCTCTCAAATAACGATTGTGTGCGTCTGCTGATTGTCGAGCAACTGATTGTGAATATGGAGAATCTCCATATGTCTTTTGGTCTTCTTTTGCTCTTGCAAGAGAACGATTAAGAATTTGCATCTTCGCAGAGGTATCAGACTTTTCAGGACCAACATTATATTTTTTACGAAGTTGCTCCCCTCTACTTTCTGGTTTAGGTGGTTCTGCTTCTTTTTTACCACCGCCAAAAAGTCTTTTTACAGCAGAGCGAAGTCCTTCATCAACTTCCTGAGGAGAATAAACCGCAGTATATGCTTCTTGAAGATTGCGATAGTCTTGTGCGTTCATTTTTACAAATACTTTTTAGTTATTTATAAAAAAGGAGGTATAAAACCTCCTTTGTATATTCAGTTAGACATCAGAAAGAACCAATTTCTTTGCATAGTTATATGCAAAATTAGTTCTTGCTCCATGATGTCCCCAACGTATCCACTTACTTGCATAGTACATATATTGATCGATAGATTTACCAGGAGTTTTCATTCTTGGTTCAATCATTTTCCAATCACCTTCATTCAACATATAGTTAAGTTGAGTATCAAGTGAAGAAGCACTGGAACCTATACGAGCAGCGTGTCTTCCTAAACCATTAAATCGAGTGGAATCCGTCCACTGAATCAATCCGTATCCACCGCTTCCACAGGATTGGTAGGAAACTCTTGCCCCACCTTCACAGATATTAGGAACAAAATCTGATTCCTGTTTGATATTGCCCATAATGGTGGCAAGAGCATTCTTATCTTTGATTCCTTGTTTTTGTAAGTAACTCAAAGTATAAGTTTCGGTATGATTACACCCTTTACATTTCCAAATCTTCTCTAGTTTTTCGACCTTTGATTCTTTGGTGTCTTTCTGATTTGAAAAGTCTTGAATTGTGAGTTCTAAGTTTTCTTTCTCAGGAACTGGTGAGACACTCACTGGTATAAATAGTGGTGACTGAAACGCAGTTGAGACTGTTAGGGCAGTAATTGTTAATAGTAGCATTAAAATTAATAGAATTCGGCATCCGTATAGAAGAGGGGTACACCCAACTCCCGAAGGGCATCTTCCACGGCTCTAAGGGTTGTCACTCAAAATCTCATAATAAAAAAACAATCGTTTTAAAGATTGTTTAAACATTATATTTTATTATTTAGGATTTGTCAAGATTCCTCTTCAAAATAGGAAATCTCCAAATGATCACCCTCTGGTTCAATCCATTCATAAAACTCAGAAATAAGAGCAAGAGAATCCTCTTCTGAGATAGTTTTGTCTGCCACTCTTTTAAGTGACCATTCTTTTACATAACAAACAATATCTTCAGTCTTTACTTCCATAGTAGTCTTTTCTAAAGTATCTCGAGAGAACATTTGAATTGTACCACTTTGGTTCTCCGGTGTCAAGGGATTCTGTGAGGACATTGTTGATAAAGAGTTGCCTGGTCTCTTCGTAGTTTGTTCTTCCCTTTGTTTTGTGTAAGGATAAAATGGTTCTCGTGAAATTCTGTTTTCCAAATTTAATAATATCTTCTTTGAGTTCTGGACAAGATCCGTAATAGTTTTTCCAATCTGATTCTAATTTTACTTTTCTTTTTTTTCTTTTTTGAGTTCTAAACTGCCACAGATATTTTCTCCCAATATATTTCCGACCGTTTAATTTATTTTCTATCAAATAAACAAATCCAAAATAATCTTCAATATCTTTAGATTCAAAAGGTTTCCCATTGCAATACCATGGATTATCGTAATCGCAATTCATCAATATAATCTAAAACATGATTTAGATATTTATAAAAAAAATATCTATAATGTGAATTATAAAAAAAGAGGAGGGGTTACCTCCTCTACCTATAAGTTTTAATTGTATTATTACAATTTAAATCCACTAAATGCATTAGGTTTCATATCTTGATTAATTCCACCAATCAAATAACTGGTAATTTCCGTTTCCTGGGGTGCAACTTGAACTCCTTTAGAATTAATCCAATGAGAAGTCCAAGGAAGTGGATTATTGCTTGCCGAAATATCATACTGTGTCTTTAATCCAATTGCTTTCAACCTACGATTTGCTATCCATTCAACATATTGTTGAAGAAGTTTATCATTAAGTCCAATCATACTACCATCCTTGAACAGATAATCTGCCCATCTCTTTTCTTCATTTACCGCACGATTAAACATTTTATAAGTCCACTCTTCTTCTTCTTTCATAATCTGTTTCATTTCTAAATCATCATTCTCTTTCCACTTATTTAAGATATTTTGAGTGATTGCTAAATGTTGGTTTTCGTCTCTTGCGATGAGACTAATGATTTTAGCGGATCCTTCCATAAGCTTAAGTTCGCCAAAGGCGAAACTGCAAGCAAAACTAACGTAAAACCGAATACCCTCAAGAATGTTAACATTTGCAACTGCTCTGTACAACTTTCTTTTGACATCATTTCTTGTTTCTTTTGCTAATGGTACATCTTCAAGTTGATACATCCATTGATTGGATGTTCCATAACTCTGTGCTGTATGAATAAAGTCATCATAAGATTCTGTAACGCTTTTGGCGCGTTCCAAAATACGTTCATCAACAACAATAGTATCAAACACTTCAGAAGGATCTGAATAAACATTTTTGATAATATAAGTATAGGATCGACTATGAATCATCTCCATAAATTCCCATGCAGTCATACATGCCTCAAGTTCTGGAAGTGAGCAGTATGGTAAAAATGCCATACCAGGCCCTCTTCCTTGAACACTATCTAACATAATCTGATACTTCAGATTTGAAGTATAAATGTGTTTTTGTTCTGGGCGGAGAGTTTGATAATCTCCGCGATCTTTCTGAAGTGATACCTCTTCAGGTCTCCAGAAATATCCAAGTTGCTGTGTGGTAAGTTTCTCAAAAACGGGATACTTATATGAATCATACCTTTGAACTCCCAAAGGTTTTCCAAAGAACATTGGTTGCTTTTTTGTATTGACCTGATCCGTATTAAAAACAGTCATGCCTCTTACTTGCGTTTGTTGTTCTTTTTGATTAAGAATTTTAAACTGCACAAGATTCACACTCTCCCTCCTCTACTTTACTTAATTCTTCAACCAACTCATCCAAAGTGGGTTTCGACACCTCAACTTCATCAGTTTTAATATCATAAGTATTTTGATAATATGATGTCTTCCACCCATACTTATATGTAGTTAGAAAGTCATTTGCCATTACAGAAACGGGAACTTCGTTATCTGAATAATTCTCTGGGTTATAAGACCAATTTCCTGATATTGCCTGATCGAAAAACTTTTGCATTATTGCAACAACATTAATATATCCATGATTAGATTTCATATCCCAAAGTAAGGTATAATTATTTTTGAGAGTACTATATTGTGGAACAATTTGTTTCAAAGGGCCTTTTTTGGATTTCTTTACCGACAAATATCCACGAGGAGGTTCAATGCCGTTAGTTGCATTAGATACCACAGAACTGCTCTCTGATGGCATCTGTGCCGAGAGTGTGGAGTGTCTCAACCCATATTGTGATATGGATTCTCGCAGTGCCTTCCAATCGTGCTGAAGAGGAATGTTGGAAATCTCATCTACATCTTTTTTATAAGTATCAATCGGAAGTAGTCCTTGAGAATACTTGGTACGTCCAAAAGACTCACAATATCCTTTTTCTTTTGCAATTTGATTTGAAGACTTTAATAAAAAGTATTGAAAGGATTCTGAAAGCCCGTGAACTGCATCCCATGCCTCCTGTGAGTCATATTTAAATCCCAGTTTGGCAAGATAATGTGCAAGACCAATAAACCCTACACCTAATGCTCTACGACGTTTTGTAAAGTTTTCAGCTGCCTTGACTGGATAATGTTGATAATCAATCAATTCTTCGAGTCCTCTTACAACAAGATCACAAAGTTCCTCAAGTTCTTCGTCTGATTTAATTTTACCAACATTCAATGCACTCAAAATACAAGTTGCGATTTCTTCTGGTCCATCGTCATCAATATGTTGAAGAGGAACAACCGGCAAAGTTATTTCCTGACACAAATTTGACATTGTAATCTGATCCTTAAAAGAACTATGAGTGTTACAATGATCTATATTCATAATATAGATGCGACCTGTTTCCGCACGTTCTTTAAGAAGATTAAGAATGAGTTCTTGTGCCTTAACAACTTTTTTCGGGATGGACGAATTATTTTCATATGAAACATAAAGAGAATCAAACTCAGTTGTTCCGAAACAATCATAAAGTCCAGGTACATCATGTGGGGAGAAAAGCGTAATCTCACCATCTTGAATAAATCTTTCATAAAATAATTTACTGATTTGAATTGAATAATCAAGTTTACGGACACGATTATCCTCTGATCCTTTATTATTCTTAAGAACAATAATATCTTCTATTTCTTGATGCCAGATTGGAAAGTGGACCGTAGCACTTCCACCACGAATCCCGTTTTGTGTACAACATCTAACAGTTGATTCAAACTTTTTGAGGAATGGGATAACCCCCG